GAAAAAAGCTTCGGCACTCGACCGCGTAAACGTAAGACGTCTTCTTATCGACCTTAAGAAGTTCTTCTCCGATACTGCTAAGTCGCTTGTATTCGAACAGAACACGATCCAGACACGTAACAGATTCCTCGGCACAGTTAACCCATACCTTGAGTCGGTAACACAGCGTCAGGGACTCTACGCTTACAGAGTTGTAATGGATGATACAAACAACACAGCAGATGTGATCGACCGTAACCAGCTCGTAGGTCAGGTATTCATTCAGCCAGCTAAAACGGCAGAATTCATCGTACTTGACTTCACGATTGAGCCTACAGGTGCAACATTTGTAGCATAATTTGATAACCAACTATTTATAGTAAATAAATAAACAAAAGACATGGCAGTACTTGACTCAAACGAGATTATGTTCAGAGCGTTTGAACCTAAGGTTCAGAACAGATTTATCATGTATTTCCAGGATATTCCATCCTTCATGGTAAAATCTGTATCGACTCCGAGCTTCACAGATGAAGAGGTAAAACTCGATCACATCAACACCTATCGTAAGATTCGTGGTAAGAGAGAATGGAACAACGTTGACATGACTCTCTACGATCCAATTACTCCTTCTGGTGCTCAGGCAGTGATGGAATGGGCTCGTCTCTCGTATGAGTCTGTAACAGGACGTGCCGGCTACTCCGACTTCTACAAGCAGGATGTAGTACTAAACCAGCTAGGCCCTGTTGGAGACATCGTCGGTGAATGGATTATCAAAGGAGCCTTCATCGTAGATGCATCGTTTGGAGACTATGATTGGTCTAGCTCCGATGTTGCTGAGATCAGCGTAACTCTTGCCATGGATTACTGCGTACTCAATTACTAATAGCAGGTTAGAAAATAAGAAGAAAGTAAGTCCCCGTCAGGTAGAAGTGGCCTGGCGGGGCATTTTTTATTATATTACTATTTATATTAAATTCACGCTAGTTTTAATTATATGAGTTCTGAATTCAAATTTCCCACCGAGGTCGTAGACCTTCCATCCAAAGGTCTTCTATATCCTGAAGATCATCCCCTTGCAAGCGGTCAAGTCGAAATCAAATACATGACCGCAAAAGAAGAAGACATTCTTACAAACCAGAATTACCTGGCTAAAGGCATTGTAGTTGATAAGCTTCTTCAGTCTATGGTAGTAACCAAGTTTAGCTACAACGATCTTTTACTTGGCGATAAAAATGCAATTTTAGTTGCTGCTCGTGTTCTAGGATACGGTAAGGACTATGAGTTCGAATACGGAGGAGAAAAGCATACCGTTGATCTCTCATTAGTAGGGAACAAAGAGGTAGATGAATCTTTATTCAAAGACCGTACTAATGAGTTTGAATACGAACTACCTGCAACCGGGGTTAAATTAACCTTTAAGTTTCTCACACATGGGGACGATCTTAAAATCACTCAGGAACTAGAGGGGTTAAGGAAAATTAAGAAAGGTGAAACCTTTGATATCTCCACTAGAATGAAGCATATGATAACTTCGGTAAATGGAGATACGACCGATAGTACTATTAGATCCTTTGTTGACAACGCATTCTTAGCTAGGGACGCAAGAGATTTTAGAAAATACGCAGATAGTATTCAGCCCGATGTCGATCTAAGATTCTATCCAGACGGAGGTCCTGAAGGAGGTGTAGATATCCCGATCGGGATTACCTTTCTTTGGCCTGACGCCAGAGTATAGAGCTTCTTTCTTTGACCAAATACACCAGATTGTATTCCATGGAAATGGTGGGTATGATCATGATACGGTCTATGCAATGCCGGTATGGTTGAGAAACTATACTTATAGGAAAATTGCAGAGCATTATGAGAAAGAGAAAGAAGAAATGGATAAGGCTAGGGGTAAGCAAAAGAGTTCTACCGCAAGAGGTCCTAATATAAAACGGTCTCCAACCTATAATACAAAGGCTTGTACATAACTACGAGCTTTTGCTATTTATATGAAATCATCTTTCTAAATGGCGACACCGGAAGAACTAAGAAGAGAGCAAGAAGCAAACAGGCTGATACAAGAACGCAATCAGGCTGAACGTATTGCTATAAACTTAGCTGCTCAATTAACAGAACAGGCCCGTGGATTAACAGAGGAAATAAAGGAGCAGTACGGATTTAGAAGTCGACAGACGGAACAAGAAAGGACAGTACTTAACCTGTCTAGACAGATCACAAGGATTGCATCTGAGAATGTTAGAGAAATACGACAGGCTGGATCGCTTGAGAAAGATTTAGCAAAAGCATCATCGGCTAAACTTGCTACGGAAAGGGAACTTGCAATTGCAAGAAAATCAATAAGTCAGGAAGATAGAGAATTTGCTAAATTTATAGCTAAACAGCAACAAGAAAGGTTAGATACTCTTTCTCAAATAGATGCGCTTACAGAAAAACTAGTTACTGCATCGGACGAGGAAGCTGAAGGGATTAGGCGGACGATTGAGCGTAAGGAAGGTATATTAGCAAATACTGAAGCTAACTTAAAATCTAATCTAGAACTAGCATCCTCAGAAGTAAAACGCCTTGTTTTAGCGGAACAGCTTAACGATCAAGCTCAGAAAAATATTCAAGCTAGAAAAGGGCAACTAAGTATTCAGGAGCAAATTAACAGGGCTACGGGACTTTCCGGCGCACTGGTCAACGGACTTAGTACGGCGTTTAGTAAGCTAGGAATTAACTTTAATCCATTCGATGAAGTTAGAAAAGCTATGGAGGAAACGGCTGAAAAAGCAGCCGAGTTGAGGGATATAGAAGTACAGAAAAATTTTGAAAAACTAGTTGATGCAGCTAGAGCTGCAGGAGATGAAATAGACGACATAAAGTTAGATGAACTTCGAGAACAGGCAGAAAAGACGGTTAAGCCTGTAGGGCGAACAAAAACACTTTTTGCAGGCATAGCCGAGTTTGGTAAACAACTCAAAAACACCTTATTCAGTGTTGAAGGAATAGTAGGGAGCCTGGTTGTATTTGCTCAAAAAGTAGTTAGGGCTTTTTTAGAGCTTAATGCTAAGGCCGTAGAGTTTGGTAGACTAACAGGTAGGAATTTAGAACTAGAGGCAGCCCTTAATGATCAAAGAATTACAGCTGTAGAGTATATAGAAGCAGCCGTAGCTGCAACCAATGAATTGGGATTAAGTGCTTCCGCTGTTTTTGGACCTTCTCAAATTGCACAAATAGGTGAAGCTGTACAACTTTTAGGCTTGTCTGCCGAACAGGCAACTAACCTTGCTCTAAGATCCGAAGCAGTTGGTATGAGTTTAAATTCATATCAAGACGGTCTTTTGGAAGGAATTAATGCTGCAAACAAATTTACAGAATCTGCTGTTGCACCAGGCATTGCCCTAAGAGACATTGCCGATGTATCCGAGGATATTGCTCTCTCACTACAGAATAACCCAGTCCTTCTCGGTAAAGCTGCAGTCCAGGCTAGGGCGTTAGGCCTGTCTCTCAAGAAAGTAGACGATATAGCCGGAGGTTTATTAGATTTTGAAAGCTCAATCGAGGCAGAATTAGAAGCTCAGCTCTTAACCGGAAGAGCATTGAACCTCTCTAAAGCAAGAGAGTTTGCTTTGATGAATGATATGGAAGGGGTAGCAAGAGAGATTGCTAACCAAGGCATAACAGCAGCTGATTTTGCCGGAATGAACAGACTAGCCCAAGAGTCTTTGGCACAGGCTCTAGGTATGTCCAGACAGGAACTTGCAAAAACTCTACAGATTCAATCAATGTCTGCTAAGGAGCAGGAAGAAGCTAACAGGTTAGCAATGGCTCAGCAGTCACTACAGGACCAGATAAGAAGAGCAGTCAATGCTCTACAGTTAGCATTTGCCCCTATTGTTGAGAAAATTCTTCCTTACCTAGTAAAATTTATAGACAAGGCTGCAGGAAAGGTAGAACAGTTTGTTGAGAAGGTTCTGGCTGGAAAGGGACCATTAGAATCTTTAAAAGAGATTTTTCCTACAATAGGGGAAAAGATTGACTTCCTCAAAGGTAAGTTAGAGGACGTAAAGAATATAGCCATAGCAATAGGTGCAACTTTTCTTGCGTATAAAGTTGGAACAGGAATAATAAGTTTTCTGACTTTGATAGGATCGTTTGGCGTCGGAGCAGCAGGAGCAGGTATAGGCGGTATGTTGACGGGATTAGGAACCGGTCTTGCCGCCATAGGTGCAGCGGCAGGACCAGCAGCACTCGGTGCATTAATTGTAGTAGGTGCAATAACAGGGATAGCATTTGCAATAAGTTTATTAAAACCTGGACAAATTGCTGAGTTCGGAGAAGCGATCAAATCAATATTTCAAGGCATGGCCGCTATTATTGTACCAGTTATAGATACCATAGTCGGCGGAATTGTTGAATTAGCCAAGGTGGTAGGCGGTACAATTATAAAAGCGATTGAAGCGACAGGAAATAACCTGAAAATTTTACTAGATAATGTAACACCAGGAAAAGTCGCTGCTATTGGGCTCTTAGGCCCAGCTCTGGGTTCGCTTGCAACCGGTCTTGCTGCTCTTACTGCATCCGATCTCATTGGAAGTGTTGTCTCGGGAGTAAAGAGCCTTTTTGGTGGAGATTCTCCCATAGAAAAACTTACTAAGTTAAGCAATCTAGCGCTCCCAATTCAAGCTCTGTCTACTGCCTTTGAAAGGTTAGGTCCTGCCATAAACAGTGCAATGGAGTCGGTCCAAGCAGCAAGTTTTGATAATCTCTCCTCAGATATTATTTCTACCCTATCTTCTCGTCTCAACAATCTTACGGCTTCTATGGGAGCTTATATTGATAGGTACAAGAAGTTTGCAAAATTAGATAAACCGGAAGATTTAATTGACGGGGTACATGAGTTAGGTACTTTAGTGC